GGTCACCGTAGTGACCCCCCTTCATCAATCAGATATGCAAGCTTAGGCTGCATCGGCCATTTCCATGGCAAGTTCAAGAGCCTTGGTCTTGAGACCCTGGTTGGTGCCGTACCAAGCCGACTGAAGGCGAGTATCAGCCGACCGACCGATAAGATGATCGGTCATGTAGGTCACAGTGTTGAAAGCCTGCCAGAAGGTACCTTCACCGAGTTCAGCACCAGGCTGCGAGTGAAGAACTTCACCAAGAGCAGCACTGGCAGACTTGGAGAGTTCCTTGCGAGGATCAGCCTTGGCGGACATAACAGGGAAGATGCGAGTGAAGTATTCTACGATCGACTCGTTGGTGTACCGCTTGGTCGAGAGGAATTCAGCCATTTCCTTGTAGTCCTGAAGCTTGTTCTTGGCAACGCCCAGGGTTTCCTTCACGAGTTCAGGATCGAACTCACGGCGGTGGTTAACCTTGACCATGTTCTTGGACTGAGTCCGAAGCGAAAGAGTCAGAGTGTTGTTGCACACCACGCGGATCGGAGTGAACCGCACGTCAATCGACTGACCGTAAGAGTGAGGATTGGTGAAGTGCAGATAGGCGTCAACCTTATCCTTACCACCGAAGAGTTCGAACGATTCCTTCACAGCCGCAAGAGCCCAGACAATCTTGCCGTCCTTGAGGCTACCAGCAGTTTCCATAGTCATGTCACCACTGGCAACAAACTCGTTGAAGAACTTGAAAGCATCCTCATTCTGCATGGGCTTCCAGTCATCCGAGATGATGTCGAGGATCTTGTTATCGCGGTCACGCACGAGAGCCTGCTTACCGATCTTGACACGCTTGTCGTCGATCATGGTAAAGCAGGGAACAGTATTAACCTTCCAGTCAAGACCTGCGGCCTCGAGCATCTGAAGAGGAGTGAGGTCACTATCGACCGCCACACCGAGACCGTGCCAGGGAACATCCATTTCATTACGCTTTGCATAGGCCATCTGAGCCTGACCATTGACGAATTCGAGTTCATGCGACATTGTAAAACCTTCCTAGTTCAAAGTGAGGAACAACCTCTGTACCTCATAGATTAGTTCTAATTTACTTTTATAAAAATGTCAACGAAATTATGCAGCAAAAAGAAACTTTGCGTGTTCTTCCGAGGTCTTGAAGAGCTTACCACCCTTCTCGTAGATGAAGGGCATCTTGTACTTCTTGGTATCATAACGCACAAGCTTCATGCCGTTCTTTTCCATCACGAGACCGAGAGCCTTGATTCGAGCTTCAAGAACGGAATCCTTAAGAGTCTTAGCACCCTTGATCTTTGCGGACACCTTGACTTCAACTTCAGCAGAAGAAAACTTCATGCTACCGACAGCAAACTCTAGGTTCGAATCGAAGCCGTACTTAGAAAGAACAGCTTCCATTTCAGCACGAAGAGCAAGAAGGTTCTTCCGGTCAAATGCAGTAAACTTAGTCATATCAATCTCCATTCCCTATAGTTTAGTCTAACCTACTTTTGGAAAAAAGTCAACGGCAACAAGTGATGCGAGCAATCTTTTCCCAGTTGGGATTGCCCTTGCGGCGGATATCGGCAACCTTGCGGACCATGCGGAGCGAGAGTTCACGCATCTTGTCCTGATTGTTGAAGATGAAGGCAACGATATCGTCCTGAGCAGTCGGAGACAGACCATCGTCCTTGAGCATACCCTTCGCGATCACATGCTTGATCCGGATGAGATAATCACGCTTGGTCTTCATCGCAAGGTCGATGTAGTGCGAACGAGAAATCATGGCACTGAGATGAGGGGCAAGCTTGTGACCCTTGTTGATCATCGCATCAAAGTCGAGGTTCGTGATGAAGATGATGTTGCCATGAAAATCAAAGCCACGGGGCAGAATATCAGCATCACCATCGAGCAGAGTGCCCTCGGTCATGTAGCTGATGCGACGGTTCTTATTGCTGTCACACGCTGCCTTAAGAAGCGAGAGAGAAACCTCGTCGAAGAAAATCGAGTCGGCATCGTCGAAAACCAGAACCTGGTTGGCTTCGCGGTGCTGATAGAGCAGACGGTAGAGCGAGGGAGGACGAAGGTAACCCTTGACGATGGTGTGGTTTTCTTCATGCGGATCCCAGTCGGTGAGAACCTCCTCGATGGTGTGTGACTTACCGAGACCGGCAGGACCAGACACAATAAGCGAAGTCACGTCACCGCTAGTCGAGGCCTGAGCCATGAGTTCAAGAACCTCGAAGCGCTCACTGATGCGATGGAAAATTTCAGCATCAGTCTCAACGATTTCGGGGGCGGCAGCTACCGTCTTAGTCTTATCGACCTTCTTGGTACGGGTCTTGCGGAAACCAGAAGCAGGGACACCACGAGGCATAAATCAATCTCCATTCCTTATAGATTATGTATAACCTATACCAAGAAATATGTCAACTGTTTTTAAAATTAGTCCTCGTCGCCGGCAGCAAGCAAATCTGCCAGACTTTCCAGAGAGTGCCTGCTTCGAATATGATACCACACACCCTCACGCATGATATAATCATATGCCTGGAAACCAGCAGATCGAATGAAGTGGTCATAACTCTGATAGTTAGACGCCTCTACGCCTGTCTCACCTCGATCTCGAGCGTAGAAAGTGCATTCGTTGATGGTCTTATCAATCGAACTGGCATCACCCTGAGATAGCAGCTCACTGACCTTCTCAGGCGTATCATAGTGTTCAAAAAGAACGGCACCAACACCGGAAATGTAGCCATCCCAGTGACAGTAGATCTGCTTGATCGAGCCATCGGCATATTCAAGTGCAATAGTAGAACGCGTAGCCATTTTACTTCTCCTGATTTAAATCTTGACTCGTTGAAGCTTGTTTTCATCAAACTCGTCATATGTGATCTTTGCCTTACAGACCTGGATCATGCCGTTTTTGAAGTATTTAGCCCACATATCGCCGGATTCTTCACCTTCGCCAATGAGCTTAAAGACCACATTGGGGTACTTTTTGCTAATCATTGCCACATGACGTTCATGGTCGTACCACTTACAATAATCTCCCCAAAGATAAGAGTATCCTGAAAGATCCTGAATTTCTCTGACAAGTTTGTCCTGATCAATGTGTTCACGAACAAATACTGATGCCGGATTTCCTTCCGCATCAACACCTTTCACTTCCTTGAGGATTGTGGTTGCCTGCACCTCAAGCTTATATCGTGTTTCATAACCCATCTTTACTTCTCCTTCACAATGATTGCTTCACCGCGCTTTACTTCACGGCGGCGGGCAGACTGACTATTCCTAACTTCCTTGTGTCCCTTACCGAGACCACCAGCCCACTCATATGCATTGAGAAGCAGACCCTGATATTCATAGTACTCAGTCATATTCAAGCCTCCTCAACAAGTTCAAGGTTGAGCCAATCGATGTGAGGATTGGACTCTCGGATAAGTTTCTGAGCTTCATTAAGCGAATTGGCAGTCACGTGCCAAGAGGCAGAAACCTTCTGGCGGCGGACATTGGCGAGGTAGAGGCGATAAACAGTCATAGTGATCTCCATTCCCTATAGATTATGTATAATCTACTTTGAAAAATATGTCAACACTTTATACCGAGAACCTTACGACCTGGGGTCATATAATCTTTTTCAACATTTGTTTTATATGCATGACAGCATTTGCAGAGTGTCTGACAGTTTTCTTCAGTATTATGCGAAGGATTGCCATCCTTATGATCAACATCAAGCATTCCGTCCCAGATGATTGTTGTTGTGCAAGTAAACCCTAGACGCCCGTCAACATTTTCACAGTAGTCTTTTCTGAACTTACGATAAGGGTGAAAACTGTTTGTGTATTGAGTAGCAGTTTCAAACCCAGCATTCTTTGCTATCACCTGAGTAATATTTTTTAAGCCATGCTTTTCTGCTGTAAGTTTGCTATGGCAGGAGCCACAATACTTGCGATAAATCTTAGAACCATCTTTACGTTTCCTTCCCACATACTGAGCGGGTTTGTCACAACCAGCACTGGTGCATGTGGGGCGGATACGATTTGCAAAAGAAATAACATTAGACATGTTGATCTCCATTCCCTATAGATTATGTATAACCTATACCAAGAAATATGTCAACTGTTTTTAAAGTTCAGCCACGGCGCATCTGCGAATGTTCCTTCATCTCTTCTTCCGAGATAACTGGAACGGCATTGCTCTTGTGTAGAGTGGAAATGCCCTTGATCAGAGTACCAGTATACTTGTTAGGTTCCTTGGCAAAGGTAATGCCAACACCCTGACCAGACGGATACTTCTCACGGTGGTCACTAACTTCTAGTTTGGCGAGCTTGACACCACGAAGCTTGGGCTTGAAATTACCCTTGCGGTACGTGATATACTCATCGACAGTCTTTTGCTTGCTACCAACGCGTTTCATGAGATCATTATGTTCTCGAAACTCTTGTGCAAACTTTGCTGTAATAGTAACACCTCTCGTCTTCTTTTTCTTAGTCGAGAGTGTAGTAAAAGCGGGACCCAGAAGATGCATTGTCATTAGTCAGCTACCAACTGATCGTGTACAAACTTAGCATGCTTGCATTTACCACGCATAGCACCAGCAGTACAATTACATGAGAAACCATAGTCAGTCATCTTGATCTTATAGATCTCACCCGATCTGGATGATACTACATTCCAGACGAAGCCGACAAGATGATGACCTTTAAAGTTAATATCATCAAATGTCTGGATGCGCATTAGCGGTCTCGAAGAAGAACAGGAGAAACACCCAGAGTAAACATAAGCAGTCCGACTAGAGGGACCACAAACGAATCACCGTCCGCCAGAAGAATAAGACCGAGGACAGCAAAAACATAATGAAGAGCAGTCATGCTAAACTCCAAAAAGTTTAATTCTTATAAAAAGATTCAGGACCACCACAGATGCCAATAGCAAAAGGATACCATGCTGTAATTGAAGCCATAATCCAAACCATGATAACAATCAGAATTCGAAGCAATTCATTAGTAGTATGAGCCATAAGAAACTTGAGGCCTGCAAATTCGAGAAAAAGAAGAACCACAGCAATGACAAAAACCTTAAGCATTTTAATCTCCAAAAAAGAAAGGAAGAGGAAGCCAACCTAGACATAGCCGTCAATTTCCGAACGACTTCCTCATTCCTTATAGTTTAGTCTACCATTGCTTTGAAAAAATGTCAATCAATAAGTTTGTAGATCGAACCAGACATAGTCTTGGCAATACCGGTCTCAAAGTCGATCGACTTGACGGGCGAGGTGAAGATCCGCTCACCGTGCTGAAAGCGCCCGCGAGCATCCTTGCCGATAATAGTTCCAGCCAAGCGGTAAGTACCGTAGTTGTCTTCGATCTTCCAGTCGAGAAGAGTAGCAGTAGCGTTCATGATTAAATCTCCGCAAGAACGTCAGAAACCGAACGAAGGATAGGCTTGAAGCCGAATGAAGCACAGCGATACAAAGTACCGTCATGATCGGCAACGATATCACCAACCGACATCGAGTAGCAATCAGTGAGTTTTTCGATGCGATCAAAATTTTCATCATCCTCCCAGAGGTTCATTGCACGGAAGGCCTGTTCAAACCCATCAACATCAACATTAGCAACATGAGTATAGAACTGAAAGATTTCAGGCTTGAGATTATCATCAAACATACGAGAGAAAAAGGCTTTACCCTTTTCAAACACCTCGCCGCGATTGAGAGCATCAACCTCAGAATCGGTAAGTTGGATTTGATAGACCTTGATCATTTCAGATTCCTTCCTCATTCCTTATATTTTTAGTCTAATCCATTCTGATAAAAAAGTAAACGAAAAAGTGCAGCAAGCACGAAGCTCACTGCACTTTAAAATTGTTTAAACTTAATGTGTTAGGTGAAATTGCTCACAAATCTTTTTGGCTTTTTCTAGATAGTTTGTAGCATTCTCGATAAAGATCTGAGCCTCATTCTCTTCTTCAACTGCAATCATAATCACAAGTTGAGAGTGTTTAATTCCAGTCATTTCATAAAACATCATCGAGTATAAACAAGTTTGCATCCAATAACCTTCAATCCATTCTTTTCGTTTAGCTTTACCAGAAGTCTTAAAGTCGATAATAGACTTCTTGCCGGCATAATCAGCAATAAGGTCACAAGCACCAGCAACTTTAAGCTTATCAGAATAGAGAAATAATTCCGATCCTCTTACATTATCGACATTCTCTTTTAACTTCTGTTCAAGCTGTCGGTACATATGAACGTTAAACGGCATCTCCCTACGAAGATCAATGGGCCGATTAAGAATAAGATCTTCACATAGTCTATGTACTTCGGTCCCTCTACGTGCAGCTCTAGCAGAGATCTTATTTGCTTCTTCTTGACCTATAGCTTTTATCCAGTCATCTAGTCCTGACTTGTCAGCTGCTGCTCCGATTACTGTAGTGACAGAAGGATATAAAGCCCCGGTTGGAGTCTTATATAGACGGATTGCTCCATCAATACGTTCCAACCGGGGCAGTTCAATTAAGTCGTGTTTAAACATCAACGCTGCATATCATTGTAGTCCCAAAGATTAGTAGTCGGTGTGACTACAAATGCTTTTTCAATCATATCATATGTACCAATAGCACGTTGAATTTTATCTTGCGTAGTACCTACCGACTCATAAGTTTGAATCAAAAAACGTTGTACAAATTCTTTCTTATCCATATTCATTCTCCATTAATATAGTCCTAAATTATATTCCGCGATGATGAAAGCCTTTACAAAGCCACTGCGGACAATATCGTCAATTTCAAAGTGTACTGTAGTCATTGAGTCCATATTATTAAAGACTCGCATCATATCTTTAAGACCACTAGTTTCTTTGAAGCGTTCACTAGTAAGGTCATCCTGTTTAGTGTCACCACACATAATTATTCTTGAGTTATCACCAGTTCTTGTCAATACAGTACGAAGTTCTGTATAACGCTGATTCTGTACTTCATCAACCAGAATTATAGCATTTTCGATTGTAGTACCACGTAGGAATGATGTACTGTGGAACTCGATAATGCCTTTTGTTTTTAGAATATCGTAGGCATCACCACGGTTGAATAGTTCTGAACAAATAGCTTTATATGCAGCTTCATATACTGCGAGCTTTTCCTTTTCTGTTCCAGGTAAGAAACCGATATCCTTTGAAGATTGTGCGTTACGGATAATGATAAGCTTTGTGCGCTTTGATTTCTTAGACATTAGTTCACGAAGTGCTAGATAAAACGAAATGAATGTCTTACCAGTACCTGCGCAACCATGCAAGAAAAGATGATCACCATCTTCATACGCATTAAACACTTTAATCTGATTATCGGTAATTGGAGTTATAGATTTCAACTCGAAATTATGTTGTTGCAGAGATGGAACTTTTTGTGTTTCCTTTTGGGTTCCTTTTTCAGCTAGTCTTTGTTGTCTTTTAGTTAAGCGCTGAGTTCTTTCTGCCATGAAAGCTCCTGATGTTGAGTGTTATCACAGAAGCATAATAAACTTAGATCATAAACCGAGATGCTTGCCTTACTCTTTGTTTTCTAACGGCATCTCGAATTTTTGATTCCTTAATTCCCTTTGAGCCGCGTGTTTCCGCCAATGGTGATGTTGGATTAGCTTCAGCAATCCTAGATAACATATCATTGAAGCCAGAATCATTCTTATGTGTAATACCCCTAACTCCAGAAACAAGTGATGGTGCAGCAGGTACTTGACTAAATGTAGGATTTTCTTTTAGGTATTCTTGCAACTTAGAATATGACATGAATACTTCATGTACTTCATTAGTCTCTGAATCTATTAAATCATATAACGGCATCAATAATCTTCATCAATATGCATTAGATCATAGACGTCCTTTGATCTAAGTGCATTACGGATTCTCTTGTTCTTTCTACGTTCAATCAGTTGATCTCGGTAGCCATTTTCATAGTGGTCACTGTCATAATCATCATATCGATCACTACGTGGAAACTTCTTGCTCATATTAGTACTTTAATCCCTTAATATAGATCTGGAAATGCTTTTAGAATTAGTTCAGAGGAGAGACCTGGATATGGAAGTTTCTTATCCTTGACTGAAATAAGAAGTTCTGCATCCTTAGGGTCGATTACATTTAGTAGTTCAAGAAATAGATTTTGTCTCTTGGTGTCAGGCATCTGTGGATTTACACCTTCAAGGAAGAGATACAATCTGCGGGCTTCCATATAAAGCATATTATCCTGATTTGGATACTGGCATGGAGCATATGGAGCCGGACCTTCTGGTAGTGCCCATTTTAGATTAGGATCATATGCTAATCTAAGAATAGCAAGAATTACCGGATGATCATTTGCCTGAAGGCACTTGATCTTTTCTTCTTCATTTGGAAGCTTAGATGTATACTCTAAAATCCAAGATACTGATTTACGTGACATGTTTAATTCCTAGAATTGGTCAATATCGGTTAGCAGATTGCGGAGCCGATGTTCAATAAAATAATTGAATAGTTTATCACGACCCTTACCTACCTGAGCAGTATAACTATCGAGAATTTTTGTCTGAATTTCAGCAGGGATCTTTGTAAGATCTACCATCTGCTCATTCCGCTTCCAACCACGAAGCATTTCTGGTGTGCAGAATT